CCCCGCCGATCCCTGATTATTTTAGAGACTGCTCCCCAGACGACGGCATACAGATCCCGGACGATATTCGACAGCTCAGCGAGAAGCTCGAGGAGCTCAAAGAAATCATAAAACGCACGCTCTCCCCGGTATTCGACTGGATCAAAGAGCTGGCCGGCAAAATTGTGAAGGTTGTACGCGACGCGGTGGACCGTATCTGGTGCAATGACCGCCACTGGTGGTACATGGCAGAACACCACAAAAAGCGCCGGATCCGTAAGAAGTACAGAACCAAGATCAAGCGCATGGCAAGAGACAGAGCCCGCAAGCTGCTCCACTCTCTCGGGTGTGATACCCCAGAGGAGCAGGACGACACCGAGGCCAGCGACGACGAGGAGGTCCCCTAATGGCAAGAAAGAACTCACAAGCGAGACAAGCAACCTGCTGCATATGCGGCAAGGACTGGCAGATCAGCGCTCTGGCCATTATCCCTCCGAGTGGGTACGTCTGCCCGGTGTGCGAAACCAAGCAGAGGAAGGAGCGACTTTATGGCAATGAAAACACTCAAAAGCGTGGGATCCAGAACCCCGCAAAATATCAACATCGAACTCGATACACTCCCGGAAAATGAGAGCGACGCGCTCTGCAGGACCATAATCAGCGGAATGTCGAGAGCGTTCGAGGATCCTGCCGTTATGGCAGACTATCAAAACTGGAAGAAACAGAGACAACAAAGAAAGGAGGCAACAGCCCTATGAAATACATGGGAAGCAAGGCGAAAGTCGCCCGCTACATCGTGCCGATCATTCAGGAACAGATCGAGCGCTCCGGCTATGAGACCTATCTCGAGCCATTCTGCGGCGGCTGCAATGTGATCGACAAGATCGAAGCCCCGCAGCGGATCGCCAGCGATTGCAACAAGTACCTGATCGCCCTCATGCAGCACATTCAGGCAGGCGGCGAGCTCCCGGGCTACATCGAGCGCGAGGAATACGCCAAAGTCCGAGCCAACCGCGACGACTACCCGGAATGGTACGCAGGCTATGTCGGTTTTGTGGCTTCGTATAATGGCAGATTTTTCGACGGCGGCTACTCTGGCAAGACTCAGACAACCGGAGGGCTCCGTGACTATCAGGACGAGGGCCGGCGCAACATCGAGGCGCAGCGGGACAAGCTGAAGGACGTCATTTTCTTACATAAGGACTACCGGGCATGGAACCCGACCGGGTGCGTCATTTACATGGATCCACCCTACGAGAACACAAAGCAGTATAAATCGGTTGAAATTTTCGACCACGCGGACTTCTGGAGAGTCGCACGGCTCTGGAGCCACGACAACATTGTACTAATCAGCGAGCAGGAAGCTCCTGACGACTTCGTGCCGGTGTGGATCCACAGCGTAACCCGCACCATGAACCAAAATAAGACGATAGCAGCCACCGAAAAGCTATTCGTTGCGAAGGAGGTGCTCGAGCGTGAGGAAATTGTTGCAGCAGTTTAAGAAAATTGTATTTTTCGATACTGAGACAACCGGCCTCGATCCTGAAAAGGATCAGATCATCGAGCTGGCCGCTGCTCTCGTCACCGAAAACGGCATAGAGCTCAAAATTGACGCTTTTTGCAAACTGCCAGAGGGCGAAAAGATACCGGAGAAGATCGTCGAGCTGACTCACATCACCGACGACATGCTGGCAGATAAAGGGATCGACTACCGCGAAGCCTGCAGGATCTTCTGCAATATGCTCCACAGCGACAGCGAGGTGCTGCTGGTGGCTCACAATATCCAGTTTGACCTGCTTTTCATTCTGGAAATGTTCAAGCGCTGCGGCATGGTTCCGAAAGCTCCAAAGCTCCGGGCGCTCGACTCGCTGATAAGGTCCAGAACAGCCACAGAGCGATCGACGACGTTCTGGCGCTCTACGAGGTGACTAAGGCCATGAGCGAAGAACGGGACGACCTGACGGACTACATCGACCTTCTGGGCTACAACCCGAAGTACGGCATAACCGGCCGGAAATTGAGACAGATCACATACATACCCCAGTCTTACAAGCTCGGGTGCAGACTGCCGGATCTTATGAATGGAGGTGGATCTTGTGAGTAACGGCGTACTTATTACCCTGATTATTTGCGTAACGCTGGTAATTATCAGCTACAACAACAAAGGTGGAAAAGACAACGACAAAAAGTAAAGGAGGCGCGCAACACATGGCCGAAGAATACAGCCGCAAGGCGGTTTTTGAGATACTGGGTCAAGAGGTCCCAGACAAGGAAATGCAGCGGGCTGAGTCTTATGCAGACAGAAAGCTCGAGCGGGCCACAGAAATGCAGCCAGAGGACGCGGCGACGTACCGCTCCGGCTGGTACCGTGTTTTGCTGGTGGCCGATCTGGTGAAGCAGCTCGCCTTCCAAGACTTCACGCTCGCCCTCTGCGAGCTGAGAAATTACGAACCAAAAGGAGGCATACAGACCAATGCAAACACATGAGGACATAAAAAGGGCCAGACGCCCAGAACGTCCAGCCCAAGTGACCGCGAAGAAGGAGACGGTGCTCTCGCCTGAGCCCGTCCATAATTTCAAAGATCACAGAGAAATTATAGCACGAAAACGCAGAAAAGCCAATAGGCGCCGCGAGGTTTTCCTCGCCAGACTGGCAGCAGGCGCCGCTCTGGTGCTCGTTGTGACTGTTATCGCGAGTCTGGTATCTTGCAGCAAGAAAAAAGAACCGGTAAACGCCCCGGCAGCAGAAACGACAGAAACACCGCAGGAGACTACTCTCATTATTCAGGACGAAACAAAACCGGGCGGCTACTACTTCGCATATCTGACAGAGGACGGAGAACCTCACGCGGTAGATATGGAGGAGCTCGCGAGATCGTGGGCCTCTGAGGCCGGTTTTGAACTCCGGTACGAACTGACAGACGCCGAGCGCTACGAGGTGGCCCAGATCGTCACAGCAGAGGCCGAGGGCGAACCGCTGGCGGGTAAAATTGCAATTTGCCAGTGTATCCTGCAGGCATGTGAGGACGACGGGATCCGGCCGGCAGAGGCAGCAGCTCGCTACTCCTATTCCAAGAAAAGACCGGAGCCGTCAGCGGAGGCAATGCAGGCCGTTCGGTATGTGTTTGACTTCGGAATGATAGCAAGCACCGAGCCGATCAAATACTTTTACAATCCCGATCTTGTGGCGAGTAAGTTCCACGAGTCACAGCGCTACATAATGACAATTAACAACCACCGCTTCTACGCGGAGAAGGAGGAATAAATGCAACCGATAGTAAACGACTTTTTCTGCGGCTGCGGAGGCATGGGCGTTGGGTTCCTCAATGCTGGCTACAAAATAGCCGGTGCGTGGGACTTTGACAAATATGCGGTGCAAAGCTACGACCACAACGTCGGGCACCATGTAAAGCAGGCAGATATTAAAGAAATGACATGGCAAGACGTCCCCTTTGCTCATGTTTGGGCTTTTGGGTTCCCTTGTCAAGATCTGAGCGTTGCCGGTAAGCAAGCCGGGCTACTGCTCAAATGCCAAGATTGCGACAGCGATTTTGCTATTGATCCGAGCAATTTCACGGGACAGACAACCTGCCCAAGCTGCGGATCTAAAAACTATAAAGCAGCCAGTCGCTCCGGGTGCTTCTATGAAATAATGCGCCTGATTGATGAAACCAGAGAACACGCACCGAGCTCGCTCCCCGCCGTGCTTGTCGCGGAAAATGTAAAAGGCTTACTTAAACGAGGAAGTTTTCAACAGTCTGCCGGAGGAGCTTCGCAATGTGATCGCCGAGGTTGAGCGTAAGCAGGAAAACGGCAAGAGCTCACTCTGCCGCCTCTTTTTACCTACCGAGTCGGAGCTGTTCGGGGACTGCTGCTATTCAGAGGACGACACATACAGCCAGATCGAATACTACAAAGACCGCCGCAACCGTATCAAGTGCAACAGAAAAGGTGGATCACCTGATTGGTACTGGACCGCTTCTGTCGGGAGTGGCTACTCGACTGATTGCGTGCTCGTCAGCAACGACGGGGACTCCACCTACTGGACCGCCAGCAACGAGCTTTGCGTCCCGGTCTGCTTCGTAATTCAATAAATCATAAATCCCGCCGCCTTTGTGCGGCGGCATAAGGAGGAGAAACCACATGCAAGAAGAACAGAAAGAAACCGCAGCGGGCTCCCCGGTTGCCTCATTCCAGACGCGGCGGGACAAACCGATCGAGGTAATGAGCCTGCAGGAGAAATTCATCGAACTGCGGCGCCAGATCCCGAGAATTGAAAAAGGCCAGCATAGTGAGGAGGTTCCCTATAAGTTTGCAAAGATTGACGACGTCTGGAGAGCTATCACTCCCACGATGAATGAGCTCGGCGTCAACTTCGACATTATTCAGGAGGAAAACGCCCAGATTAAAACCATGAACACGCAGCACGGCGGCCTCATGTTCCTTTATGAGTCCGATCTGACAATGCGCTGGACCAACGCAGACAACGAGGACGACACCGACGAGGCCCAGACTCATGCAATCGCATGGAACGACGATCCAGCCAAAGCTAAAGGCAGCGCGTGGACCTATGCTATAAAATATTATCTTTTTGAAAAATTCAGCATTGACATGGGCGAGACCGATCCAGACATGAGAGGCAAGCCAAGCGCTCAAACGGCCTCACAGCCGGTCAGAAATGCCGCAGGCAACCAACAGAGCCAACCGAACAACAAAACCGCTCAGAGCGGCCAGAACGGAGCCGAGAAGAAGCTCACAGCGGCCCAGCTCGACAGAATGTACCGGAAAGCTCAGGACGCCGGACTCTCCAAAGAGCAGACAGACGGCAGGATCAATTATTTATACAGCAAGAAACCGGTCGACATGACTCGAGCAGAGTATGACGACATTTGCAAGCGCATGGACGACACGGCCAAAGAGCTGAGGAATGGAGGAAACAGACAGTAAACAAAGTCATTTTAATGGGGAGGCTCACCAGAGATCCCGAAGTACGATACACGCAAGGCAATGAGCCTATGGCGATAGCCCGCTACACTCTCGCCGTAGACCGCAGAGGCAGAAAAGACGGAGGCGAAGCAACTGCCGACTTTATCCAGTGCGTTGCCTTCAGGAACAACGCCGAATTTGCTGAGAAGTACCTGAGACAAGGCACAAAGATCGCAATAACTGGTCGGATCCAGACGGGAAGCTACAACGACCGCGAGGGCCGCAAGGTATACACTACCGAGGTTGTTGTTGAGGAGGTCGAGTTTGCAGAAAGTAAGAATAAAAACAGCAACCAGCAGGAGCCTCCAACCGGTCCTGCAAGTGGCGACGGTTTTATGAATATACAGGAGGGCGCAGACGATCAACTCCCTTTTAATTGATTTTTGTCCTACCGGTCGTCCGGTGGACGACCACCGGACGACCGACAAACGACCAAAACAGAAAGACACGCCAAGAAAAAGGACGACCAAAAAAGGAAGGAGGAAACGCCGTGGCATGGTTGAAAATTTATCAATCAATTAGACAGCATAGAAAAATTTTAGACGCAGCCGACGCTCTCGAAATAGCTCCACCCTACATGATCGGGCTCCTGACTTCGTTCTGGCTCTGGGCTCTCGATAATGCCCCGGACGGCAACGTCTCGGAGATAAGCGCGCGAAATATAGCCCGCGCAGCACAGTGGGACGGAGACGCCGACGAACTGCTGCAAGCCTTTATTTCTGCGGGTTTGCTGGATCAGGGCGACGAGGATCCTGCTACTCTCACGATCCACGACTGGGAGGAATATGCAGGCACTCTGATCCAGCAGCGTGAAGCTGAAAAGGAACGCTCCAGACGCCGCCGAGCGGCTGCCAAAAAAACCGACGGACGACCGCAGGACGACCAACAAACAACCGCTGGCAGAGTAGACAAGACTAGAGTAGATAAGACTAGAGATATAAAGGATCCTTTAAGTGCTCCTCCAGAGCACGAAGCAGCGGCACCTGCTAAATCAGATCCGACTCCGTATGTGAAAATCATGCAGTTATACAACGAGATTTGCGTCAGCTTCTCGAAGATCCAGAAGATTGACGGAGCCAGACGCAAGGCGGTGGCCGCAAGGTTTAAGACATACCCGAATATTGAGACATTCGAGACACTATTCAGAAAAACCGAAGCGAGCAGCTTTATGAAAGGCGAAAATGATCGCAACTGGCGGGCTGACTTCGACTGGATAATGAAACCGACAAACATGTGCAAAGTGCTGGAAGGCAAATATGACGACAAAGGAGGCCCGGACAATGGAAGTGAACCGCCAAGCGGATCCCGCTACAAGCTCACCGGCTTTACAGCAGCCGAGTGATGGCTGGTTTTACAGCAACGAGGAAAGAGACTGGCCGGAGCCACCACCGGAGCCGGTGCCGTGTGAATATTGCGGAAAGCTCCGGTACCACAAAGGCAAAGAACTCAGCAACATGGGCGGCCAGATCTTCTGGATCCCCGCCGCTATTCCTTGCAACTGTCCGGAAGCAGCCGAGGCCAGAGAAAAGGAACGGCTCGAACGGGAGCAGGAGGAAAAGCGGAAAGCTGAGGACGAAATCAGACGCCGGGTGTCACGCCTCAGATGTGACTCAGGTATGAGGGGCCGCTTTTTAGAGCGAACCTTCAGCAACTACCTCACCCCGGACGAGAGAACGGCCAAAGCGAAAGAAACGGCCATGCGATACGCCCAGAATTTTGACAATATGGGCCAAAAGAAAAACGGGCTTTTCATACTGGGCGACATAGGCGTCGGAAAGACTCACCTTGCTGCTGCTATCGCCAACGACCTGATCCAGAGAGGCCGGCCGGTTATTTGCATGACAATGATCGACATGCTGGCAAGGATCAAGGCTACATACGACAAGCGCGAAATCTCAGAGGGTGAGATCCTGAGAGTTTACGAAACGGTCCCGCTCCTCATTATCGACGACATGGGGAAAGAACCGCCGACAGACTGGGGCGTCTCGAAGATCTACGCGATCATAAACGCCCGCTACGAAGGCTACAAGCCAACGATTGTAACAAGCAACTACACAGACACCGAGCTGGAGAAGCGCCTCACTCCTCAGAATGGGGACGACATGACAGCGAGGGCCACTGTGGACCGGCTGCGAGAAATGTGCGAGGCGCTCGTCATGGAGGGCCAGAGCTGGCGCAGCAGATAAGGAGGCAGACAATGAGTGCAACAAACAGAGGAAGCACCAGAAAGCCGCACGACTTCTACCCTACACCGATCCCGACGATCGAGACATTTCTCGACGTTTTCCCTCTGAGGGGGGGATCGAGGTGCTGGAACCGGGAGCAGGTAGCGGCAACATAATCAAGACACTACAAAAATACGGCGATTTTTCGATCGACGCGGTGGAAATCAGACCAGAGGAGGCACAACACCTGCAGGATCTCGGCGTCAATGTGATTATTGACGACTTCCTGAGCATGGACCTCGGGAAAAAGTACGATCTTATCATCGGCAACCCGCCATTTAATCAGGCGATCGAATTTGTTGAGAAATGTCTCGGGCTACTTAAACCGGGCGGCAGGCTCATTTTCCTGCTCCGCACCGCGTTCATGGAAAGCGACCAACGTTTTGAGTTCTGGCAGCAGGAAGAACACCAGCTCGCCGGACTCTACACCCTACATAAGCGCCCGAGCTTTACCGGACATGGAACGGACGCCACGAGCTACTCGTGGTTCGTATGGCAGCCCGGCAGCAGTCGCCAGACAATAAAAATCATTTAGGAGGTATCAAATGCCGGAATACATAAAAGATACCGAGTGCAGTCGAGACACCCCCGTAATATGGGGAAAACTCTCGGATCGTTCTTATGGCACCGGTAAAAGAATAAAACCAAACATCGACGGAAAGCACGCCACAGACTACGAGAAAAAAATCTATTTACCCGAACTGCTGCCGCTGGAGGAATACGACCTTGTAATCGTTCTATTTTCTGGAGGCAAAGACTCGACGGCCGCATATTTCAAACTTTTAGAGCTGGGCGTCCCGAAAAACAAGATCGAGCTATGGCACCATGATATTGACGGAAAGAACAAAGAGCGCCGCATGGACTGGCCTTGTACTCAGGAATATGTAAAAGCCTTCGCGGAACGCGAAAAGGTAACACTCCGGGTTAGTTGGAGGGATCAAGGCTTCTGGGGCGAAGT